GCGTGGAGCGGGGCTGGGGGTGGCGTGGGGGGGCTGGCAGGCTGGGCGTGGGGTTTGGGCTGGGGGTTTTGTGGGGGCGTAAAAAAACCCGCCGGGGGATTGCGGCGGGGTTTTTTTTTTTGGGTCCCCCGCTTTTGG